AGTGTAATCCTCCAACCAAACACTGGTTGAAGTAGGAGATACGCCTAAGCGTGTCCGGCCTCGCCGGATGACATCAAACATACTACCTCCAGAACCCTCCTTCGGCATTGGGCCGATAACTGGGGCAGTGGTTTCCCACCACCTCCAGGAAGGACTTAGAACTTGACCACGCAAAGACACCATTAGCTTTCTAAAGAAAAAGCTTCTCGTCGAATGAACAATTGGTACGTTAATTATGCGCTTGAAGCGCCATACACCATCACGATACCGTGTTAACGGATACGGAGAATGTATGTACGTATCGAACTCTTCATCAGACAGCGGGCCGACGAACGTTTTAAAAGTCGTCGGTATCCAGCTATCAAATAGCTGAATTGTCTTTGAATGGAAAATACCACTTCGATAGAGTCGTCGCATCAGCCTATTACGGTCTGACAGCAGGCCCTTAACATCGGTTGGTATTTCTGTTAGGAACACAGGTCTAATATTCTGTCCGTTGAACCAGTCGGTGCCACACGATTCGCGAATAGGACCATTTACAAAGGTCTTCTTCACGTTAGTGGTAAAACCGAAACGCTGCAAATAGCAGATTAACCCCCTAGCCGCCCAGTCCGGGACGATTAAATCGTCACCGTACACGGCAAACTGAGTGGAGTCATCTCCAGACAACATTCTGGTTACCGCTTTAATTATCGCGGTAAACACAGCAGATTCGATTGCGAAGGTAAAACCGTTACCCATGGATGAGATCTTTTCATAAACGATCTCCACACCCTGGAACTCTCCTTGCGGCGAGCGAATGTGCATTAGGTAATTGAACCATACTGGAGGCAACAGTAACTTTAACAGACTCACCGATATGGTATCGGAGGCCGATTGAAGATCTATTGTGGCATATGTATCGCCAAACCTATCATAAGAAGCATATTTACTAAGCTTCTGATTGATTGTTTGATCATCAAGATCAACACCAAATCTTTTAAGACGTTTTCTTACGAATCCGTCAACCCCAAGTTGTAACATGAGGTTAAGAGTAGGTTCTATCGCAATTGTGCGCTCAGTACGAGCGTCTTTCGGTACAGTAGTTATACGGTTTCCTTTCACTAACTCAAAAACATTGATCCAAAAAAGCTCCATATTTAACGGCATATGTACGGGAATTTCCATTACCCGTCTATAGTCGTCGATAAGAGCTCCGAACCAACGTTCGTCATCAGTAATTAGTTGCCGGGCGTAGACTAGAGCCGCTTTAGTACAGGAGTATGGCCACTCGCTATATTTATCATATATTGATGTGTGCCCGTCTTGTGTACTTAGTGTGGACCCTGGACCATGTCTTGACCACTCACTACATTTAAACCAATTGGGGACTTCCCCTAAGAGCTTCGTTATAAAGGACCGAGCGTAAGTTAATACCGCTAGATCCCACGGTTCACACAGTCGTTTTAAAGATTCTACCCCTATTTTATTAAAGGCAGAACACTGTGCTTCAGCTGCGTAAAATTTCTTAATAGCAGCTTCAACTCGAACGGATTCCTCCGTCGCGAACCTAAAACGCTTGAGCAGTGACGAGATTTGGTAGATTGCTGATATCACATCAGTACTCATACCAGATAGTGTTGCTGAGATACTCTGTAAGCTCCACCTATCAACAAACTCTAGTAACGCTGTGACATCACGCTTTCGCACAATGTCACAGATATCTAAATAAACGTTATTAGGAAGTTGATCCTCGAGATCGGTCATTAGGGCAGTAATTACCTTCCACGGATAAGACTGTGGGAGGCTAACGCTGTAATTCATGCGTTTTACTGTCTCCTTTTTACCCTTCTTCTTTTTTCTTTCACCTGTAGTTTGATTATATTCCATAACTCAACTACTCCTTTCGCAAGAGCCACTACCGCATTGATCAACGCGATAATGACCGCACAAATATTTAACATATTTGCCCCTAAGCGGCTTAGATAACGCCGCGAGAATTAAGGGGAGTCATAATTGCGTCAGAATCGATAAGCGCATGCATCTCTTGCCGGATAACCAGCATTTGAGCGTCTGTCGCTATCTCAGGTTTTGACACTTCGAATGTTACTACAATCGGCTGTTTTACATCAAGCCCATTGTTGCCCGGGCCAGTAACCTCCATAGTCCTCTTAACGAGAGACTTCTGGACGCCAGGATAGTTTCCTGATGGCTTCGGATCGTTCGCAATGAATGTCAACGTGTTCTTGAGGGAACCGGAATGTCCGGGACCGTGATAAATGCTTTTCAGCGTTTCTTCACGAACTCTTTCAAAAACATGATTCTCTGTGGTACCGTTATTTAAAACATCGGTAGCAATAGTGATGGGACTAGGCTGCATAGCAGTCCTCCTTTCGTTACTTGTCGGCTAAAACTTCGAAGCGATTAACTGCTTCAATATAATGCCGATGTCAAGAGATTTTAACCAACCAAGATTAACTTGCCACGTTGGTAAGATGGGCCGCGACGGATCTGGCGTACGCCATTTTCTAACAATTGTTTTACTACATTCACCGGAAACGACTAAGTCGTTCCAATAATTATAGCTAACATTATTAGTACCCGACGCTGCGATGGATTGCAGCGTTGTCGTATCAGTAACAACAACCCACGAGGCTAACTTCTCGATCCCAAAGTTGGGAGTCCAAGAAGCGATGAACTTTCCTATGTTCCAGAACCAGTCAATAATGAAGGAAAACGGAATTAACTCCCATATCCCTTCTAAAGGCTCTGTTATCCCCCAACGTCCCAAATTATTGGTGATATCAAGGGTACATAGAACTCCTCCGCGTATTTCTACGTTTCTCGTTGCGATAGTTTGACCTTTAACAGTCCAACCATATAAACCCGTAGTTGTATTCAGCGTGACATCATTTAAAATAGATGTCGGGACAGAATATTCTCTATAAGAGCGATACGTCTGTCTTTGGAGTATAGTTTTGTTCACAAGAACATTAACATAACTTTGCGCCTCAAATACAAGGGGCCGCAGGGCATAGCGGTAAAACATGTAATACTCCGCTAACGCCTTAGGCGAGATAGTTTTTCGATAAACGCTTAATAACCTTAATCTCCGTAAATCGCGGTATATTTCTATAACGCGACGGAAAATACTGACAAGGCTAC